TACCTTGTAGCCACGATCTGGTAGTTTGTTGTAGAGGCTCTCTTGGTTCTGCGGTGTACCGAGGTAGATGATACGTCCGTTAGGCTTCAAGATAGCGTCAAATTCTTTCACAGCTTCTGAGAGTTTATCTCTCATGCCCTGTGTGGCTGAGTTGTTAGGAACCTCGATGTCATCTGCAATCAATACGTCAGCGCGAGACCCTGCTAGCTGTCCTGTAACACCTACAGATTTCACTGAGGGTGCGTGTGAGGCGTTAGCTGGGCCAACATCGAAGCTGATCTTAGATTGTCTCTGGTCACTGTGGGGGATGAGGTGCTGTAGTATTGGCATCTCGTTAATCAGGCGCAGCGTAAAGGTAGTAAAGTCATCTGCGCGTGTCTTAGAGGCTGATACAACCAAGATGTTTAGCTGTGGGTTCATGTATAGCAGCCATACGACATAGGCTGAAGTAATCCACGATTTCCCTACACCCCGGAAAGCTTCTACGATGATCCGCTTCTCACCATTCTGGATGTGTTTAGCTATGTCGTATTGTACTGGTGTAGGGTCTGGGAGGTTCAGGTGTTGCCAACAGACAAACAAGAACTTGCGGAAGTCGCTTAGAGGGTCTTGATCTGTTGGCACACCGAGTGATGTACGATCTGTGAACATATATTAGTGGCGCATTTCTGATGCGTCTGCATCGTCATCGTTAAAGTTAGGTAGGGTAGCTACAAGGTCACCGAGGGGTGAGTTGTCTGCCGGTATACCTTCGATGTGGTTATCCTTCAGGAACTGACGGGCTACGTTCAGGTCCGATGATTTAGCTTCAGGGTCTTTGACGCGAAGCAGGAGGTTTTCTGCAAGTGTCTTATGCAGAAGCTCCATCATTTCTTTTTCTGTCATTTCGCTGCACCTTTGTATTTCTCAAATGTTCTCATACCGCCGAGGCCTAAAAGACTAAGCACTAGGGTCATGAGTTGTTCCGCCTGTAACTGCGGGAGTTCTGCGGGTAACTTTGCGTATGCGTTAATAAGACCTGCGAATGGTAAGACTAAGAACTGATACCCCAAGCCAAGGGCAGCGACCCAGCCGATAGCTGGACGCCACCCAGCCACAAACACTGATCGATGCTTGGCACCTTCAATGTTTGCGACTGCTTGGAGCATGTGAGGTTGCTGCATTAGTGTAGCTAATTTTAGCTTGGCAGCTTCCCGCTCTTCTTCAGATGTGAAGAGTTCGTCTAAACCTTTAGCAAGCCCATCGACAATACCGCCGAGTGGGTTGAGGTTCATAATGTTTCCTTACGGTTTGGCTAATATGGAGGCACCCCATAAGAGGGCTGCGGTTCCAACGCTAAATATGATTACTCCTACCAGTATGGATAGGATGTAGAATATTTTATCTCGTTTCGCAGCTTGTGCCTCTAACGCTTCCTTTCGGCGTTTACGGGCGGCTGCTTGTTCCCGGACCACAGTATCCCAAAGTCCCGGAGGTCCAAATAGTTGGCAAATCGACCGCAGTTCGGACATCGCTTCTTTATGCGCCATCTTAGCTTGGGCAATAGCAAAACCCTCACTTTCTGTAGAAGTAAGACGACCAAGTGGGCCTTTATGCTTACCCTTTTCTGCGATGTTGATATCGGCCTCTAGTTTCGCAAGTTTACCAAAGGCTGGCATTAGACTGTTAAGGTCTTTACCAGCTTTTACTGCACTACTTATGCTCTTGGAAATAGTGCCAACGGCACCGGCTAAAGCCAATACTTCAATCATCGATAAATTCCTTTGGGCAAAAATAAGATGGGGAGACACTATACACTCTGTTGTACCAACCACCGTTCATAGGGGCATCACAGGCGTAGTAGCACTTCTTGTGGAACCAGCTTCCTCTGCCATTAATGAACGCATGGGAGTACCCAACGAACACCAATGTACAGAGCATTAGCTATTCGTTAGCCATCTTCTCGACAGCGCCTCGGATATGTTGGATGTTTTCATCGATACGGGCCATGCTTACCGCTTGGCTTTGTACCATGTTCTCGACCTTACTCACACGCTCTGAGAAACCTATAAGCTTCTCAGTATTCTGCTGAATGTCCGCCATCATCATGGAAACTGTCCAGACAATGGCGGCTGCTTGTGTGATTAGGCCGAGAAGAAGAGTTGCGGGGACGCTTTTGGATAAGTGCCAACCTTCCTCTTTAGCAGGCATCGTTATTCGTCAGCTTCGCCTTTAGGTCCTACTTTCCACCAGCGGTCATAGGAAGGTTCTTTGAACCACGGCGTTGAACCGCCGTTAGTTGTAGGGTCTGTAAGAACTAAGTTTTCCTCAAGGTCTTCACCATAAGAGATTTGCTGGAAATCTTGAGGATACACAGTGGCACTAAAATTGTTCCCGATGCCATATTGGCTCAGGGTTTCTAATGTAATTGTCATGATTATATCCTGTTATTGTGGCTTAGTGGGCCATGTAATGCTGTTAGGGAAGCCAGCCTGTTGCGGGACATCCAAGAGAGCCTGACGGTATGTAGACCACTCAGCTTGCTTGGCAGATGTAAGGTCAGCCCAGCGCAGTGCATTACCAGCAATAGCATCTACTTCTGTAAGTCGATTGTCACGCTCTGCACGAACCCCTCCGGCTGCGGCTGCATCTAGCTCTGCTTGTGTTGGCGGAACATATGCTGCGAAGTCATCACCGATCAAAGCCATGACAGCATCGTTGTTGATGGTTGTATCTGTGTCAGCAGGGTCTAGTGTGTAGGGTATCCAGCCAAACTCAGGGTGGTTAATCTCTACGTCCATACGGAGGTTGTCAGACTGTAGTGATGCCGCATTGCGGACTTCTGTTATTGTAATGCTCATTATGAAATCCTTACATACAAAGACATATGCCTAGATATATTCTTCTGGGAACCCATTATTCTCCAAGTCCCTGACAGAGTAATGCTTTCACTAATGGCCGAAGTTTGGCCAAAAGCATAGTCCGGAGAAGCACTACCGTTTATAAGCGCACCGGGGTATAGGCTGCTAGCCGATATGGTAGTTCCCCAAGATTGAGCCCCATTAGCTACATTATGTAAAAACGCATAAGTCCCAACATCACCAGCAGTTGTACTAGGGCCGGTGCTAGAGCTATCAAAGTTGTCATCACCTCGTATTACACTAGCCATATCACTCCACCGTTACGTTAGGGATGGGCTGGATTGCTTTGAGTTCAGCAGGAGTAGTAGCAGCGTCAATGCTTGCTAGTGAAGGTGCGTCACGCAAGGCTTGCTTGTCAGAGATGATCTGTGTCGTGTCAGCGCCTGTCTCAAGTGCCTTCATGTAGGCTGTGTCTAGTGCAGCCAGTGGCTCAATACGAGCTTGACGTAGCTTGTCACGCCAGATGTCCTTGGCTGCTGCCATGTCTACAGAGATTACCCCTGCATCTGCATTAGCTTCCCAAGCACCACGGAAGGTACGTTCTGCTGGTACTTCATAGTCTGCGGCGTCATAAGATGTTGCGCCTATCTTGATTAGTGTTTGTGTCATGTTAGCCTCCGTGGCGTTGCGTGTATTGTTTTGTAGTTGCTCATTCTGTAATCACCGCAGTAACTCGAACAAAGTCAAATTCGGCATAACCACCGAAACCCATATTAACAGGGACGGAAGAAGTAGACCTGACCAGTGTTAGGTTCCTTTCGATGCAATGCACATCCCATCGGCTGCTTGTATAATAAGTATTAACAGAGCCGTTAAACCCGTAGTTAGCATCACTCTTGGTACTACTAAACCCAACCGTGGCTAGGCCAACACCGTTATCTGTAATACTAGAAACGCCTCCATCGGATAAAATAGCTACCGTTCCTGTCTGACGCCAGTTTACCCAAGCCCGTGCAGGATAAAGATCGGTCAGGGTTGTGGCCCCTCCTGTTGCGTTTTGCACAACGTCTGCTTTTAACGTACTCATGCTGCTAACCTCCACGCATTACGGAACTGTCTGTCAGACGGTACATCTGCTGTCTTAACAATCTTAAACATTGGTCTGTTGTACTCCACCGACCAGATGTGACGGGGTATGTCTTTCATAATAAGATACTCAATAGCTTCTTCCTCTGTGAGAGGGCCAATACGAGGCGCTGCCCACTGTGCTGCATGTTTCTCTGGGTCATGCTTAAAGGTGTCGTGGAGACCCTCAGCGATGGCTTGCTGCTCATCGTCCTGCAAAGCCCAGTAGACGGAAATGGGTGGTAGTAGCCCAGCCTTAGCTTCTTCAAGCCAGTTGTCACTAGGGACAAGCACACAGGCGGGTTGCTCTGGTTGCTCTGGGTCTTCAAATATTACTCTGTAGTTGCTCATCGTGTCACCAACAAACAACCAATGTCTGTGTCATCAGCAGAACCTTGTGCAGTGTTGTAGACCTTGAGGCTCCCTGTGGAGACGTTGTTAATGTGAAAGTACCCCTCTAAATTTGCAGCTAAACCGTCACCATCTTTTGACATCCCAGATATTGCGTAAGAAGCGTCTGCCATAGATGTGGTGAAGTTCATCTGGTAGTAGCCTGTTCCCAAGTCGGTCATGCTAGAAGTGTTACCACTTGCACGAACAGTCATTGTAGACTGCGCATTAAAGTTCACCCAAGCCTTAGCTGTGTAAAACGTAGCACCACCAGCGGTAGCTTCTTCCAGTGTGTTTACCTTTAGTGTACTCATGTTAAACCACCGTCCATGTTTCGCCAGCACCGACTGTAACAGTCACACCGGAGTTAATCGTGATAGGGCCAGCACTCATTGCGTTCTTGCCATTTGTGATTGTGTAGCTGGAAGTTACAGCCTGTCCGTTTTCCCAGAAGATGTCATTCTTAGGGCCTGCATCAATACCTGTTAAATTAGCACCACTACCGTGGAAGCTAGGCGCATGGATAGGTTCAGCAGAAGTAATCTGTGAGTCATTTATCTCAAAGCGTTCAGTACCGCCTGTAACAACACGCCATTGGTTACCTGAGTGAAACTGCATGTAGGTATCAGTGTCACCAGTTGAGGTAATTCTGTCATCAACGGTAATATTCTGAACATCAGTAATAGAGTTATTTCCAAGGCTTACGTTACCTGTAAAAGTACCACCGCCAAATGGGTTGCCAGATGGACCTGTAG